TCGTCAGAGTGACCTTCTGTCGGATCAACTCCATCGACTTGTTGTGGCGAATCTGGCTATCCGCGTCGAAGTCAAGATTCTCGATAATCCAGTCGTCGGCCGGCAAATCGGGAAGACCAGAGATGGAGACGATCCCCGGATCACTAGCGTCATCACCGTGAGCACAACGCATCAGCCGGTTGATGTCATCCTGCTGTGACTGTCTGTGTTTGAGACCGTCGAACATGATCGAGCCGGTATACTGATATGGTTCGATGCCCTTAGGAATCGTCATCGCTACCTGGCGAGAGCGATCAACAATATCCCATCCACCGAACCCACCCGTGGGCACGAACGGATCGGGGCCGAGCAGGACGAGGATCTGGAGCTGCGGGTTCGGACAAGAGAGGAAGATGTATCCTGGCGGAACGCCGACATCACGCTGGCGCGGAAGCCGCCCCTGACCCATTGTTGGCTGCGGGGTGCGCCCAATGATCTTCGTACCGACAGAGACCGTGCCCTGACGACCAAGATTCGGCGGTCGGCCCGACCCTACAAATCCTTGGGTCCACGCGCTAGGCATCAGCGTCTCGCCTTCTTGTCGGCGGTATCCTCGGCCACGGCAGCCGCGACCTCGCGACCCTTCCAATAGATGGGTGCGTAGAGGCTAACGTTCATTCCGGGAAGCTGAGGCATCTCCGGCTTCGGATAGATGAAGGTATTGTCAGGGAAGTACGCCAGCTCAGGTCCACGCTCTCCAACCACCGTCGCCCCGCTGGTCCAACCACCGCCCGCTCGCTTGTTGGCAGGGATGTTGGTTCGCGGGATGTTACGATTACCACGCACCGCGCCCGGCCCTTGCGCTCCACGCGTTGGTCCGCCGCCAAAGAAGTCCCCGGCTGCCTTGATCGACTTCTTGCCGATCTTGAGGCCACCCGACAGAAGGCTCCGCGCCCAACCCGGAAGAACGCCCCAAATCGCGTCGCCCAGAGCCTTGCCGATCGCCTTCCCAAAGTTCACGAACGCGGACACCGCGGCACCGATGCCAGCCTCGACCGCCCCGGCCACCTTCTTGCCGAAACTCACGAACGGTCGAATGATTGCAGCTCCGACCCCTCTCATAATGGCGGGGATGCGGAGGCCCAGCGACAGGAACCAATAAATGACTCGATTGACCGCCGGAGACACCTTGACTAGCCAACCAAAGATCCTGCCGAAGATTCGGACGACCGGCCCCAAGACCTTGCCGAACAATCGGAAGATGCCGAGCTTGCCCGGTCCGAACGCGAAACCGATCAACCAACCGATCGCCTGGAAGAGCGGCTTGAGCGGCTTGGCCTTATCTCCGATCCAACCCAGAACAGTCGCGACGATCTTGATGATTGGAATCAGGCCGATGATGCCTTGATACAGACCGACAGCGAATCCCTCGATCAGCGGCTTGAGGACATTGTTCCAGAACGGCTCTGCCGGCTTGAGCGCATCCCACAACGCCTTGAACTGCTTCTGGAGTTCCGGAACGATCTTGCCCGCAAGTTGGCCGAGGGTGAGCATTATCTTGTCGATGCCCTTCGGCGGTTTTGGTGGGGCTGGACGCTCACCTGCTTGACCGAGAGCACGACCCGTCACGTGGGCGCCGGTCTGTCCCGTAAAGCCTCTTGTCGCGAATCGGATTGCCCGCTCAGGACCGCCGTGCTTAGCCCACTTCCCGATCTCATCACCGATCTTCTGGACCCACGGGAACACTCGATCTCGCAGCACGACGAACAACGGCCGGAAGATGTCGCCGAGAATTACCTTGGCTTGCTCCTTCATATTGTTCAACATGCCGGAGAAGGTTTGAGCGCTGCGCTCCGTCGCGCCGCCGAATTCCTTCTCCATCTCCGTCAGCAGAATCCGGATCGGCTTCATTCCCTTGACGGAGCCTTCCTTCATCCGGGCCTGCAACTCGGCCATCGATATCCCCATACCCTTAGCGAGCAATTTGCTCGCGGGGAAGATTTCTCCAAGCTGACCGCGCAACTCCTCGGCCGTGATCTTGCCCTTGGACATCATCTGCATGAATGCGTAAGTCATACGCTGCAGATCCTCAGGCCGACGACCCATCGCGGAAATGGTATCGGAGAACGCCTTCATCGTCGGGACCGCCTCCTTGGCCTTCAGCCCGGCCCCGATGAGCATCTGTGACGACTGAACCGCATCGGCAACCGAGAGCATCGGAGCCTTGACAGCAAAGTCCTGAACTTGCTGGACTGTCTTCTTGGCGAGCTTGGATGAACCGAGCAGAGTCTCCATTCCGATCTGCGCGCGCTCAATCGAGGCGTCGAACTCCAGCCCGACCTTTGCGCCGTAGAGCGTCAGTGCGCCGAGGATCGTGGCCGCCGACTTGGCTGCCGATGACATGATGCCGAGCGCCCCCGTGACTCCGCCGAGGGTGCCCTTGAGAAGCTGCATACCCGTACCCGTCTCATCCCCGGCCTTGCCGACCTCGCGGATCGCGCGGGCTGACGCACGGGCGCCGTTGATGTACGCTCGCGTACCGAGGATGCGAAGGGTTGTGATTACGGGATCAGCCATCTGGTTCGATGATCGGCTTCCTGGGCGTTCTCTTCATCGCCTCGCCTAGCTCGACGATGATTCGGTTCGCAAGTAGTCTGTCCCTTTCAACTCCAGCTTTGATTGTATGCTCGGCAACTTCCAGAAGAGCCTGGCGCTCAAGCGGATCGGCCCGCAGGAAATCAAGAGGAGACATTCCATAGACCGTCGCTCTGCCGAAGATCTGCGCCCAGTGCTCCTTCAGGAGTTTCCCTCGGCCACCCCAGGCTTGCGCATCCACGAGACGATCTCATCGCCATGTGAGCCGATCGCCAGTCCGTTGTTGCCGAAGATGAAGCTGATGACCTCCCTTGATGTCAGAAGCGCGCCGTCGGGAATCGGCATTTCCAGGAGCGCGATCAGTCGGTGTTCGAGCTTGACCGGACCGCGCTCATCCTGCAGGATGGTGATGTCCTTCGAGTCCTGATCGACGCCGATGACATCGACGCAGGACTTGGCCATCATATCCATATTCATCTCGATGGCCCGCTCCTGCGACACCTCCGTCTGTCCGGCGATGAAGTCGTCGAGCTGATCGGGCGGGAGCGGTGTGTAGCGGATCTGCAGCCACTCCCCGAAATCGCCTCCGACAGGGAACGCCTTGATCCGCTTCTTCTGCTGGTTAGCCGCGCGCCGCCGCAGCTGATCGATGATCGAGCCGGGCGGCGCGACAGCCTTCATCTCGTGAGTCGGCTCGTCGCCGGGCGGCACGTCCGCGCTCTGGACGTTGATGCTCATGGCGTAAGGGTCTCCACGGTAAAGTGAAGCTCGACCATTGCTGCGTCCTGCGAGGTCGAGTCCACGACGGGCGGGGTGAACGTCTTGAGGGTGCCGCTGTAGACGAACGGCGGTCCCTGCGGGTTGCCGTGGAAGTCGAGCGGCGTGAAGCCGACCGATCCACGACCGGCGCCGACATGGCGATTGTAGAAGGAGAACAGCGGATGATCGCGCGTGGCGTCGTAGTAGCGGCTGATCGTCAGCTCGCCGATGCTCGGGCGACCGCCCAGTGAGATCTCCGCCAGCATGCCGCCAGGCGGATACTTGTTCTCGTCGCTGTCCTTCTCGCCACCATCGCTGGTGTCCCAGATGCCGATGTCCCGCCCCTCAAGGGTGCAGGAGATCAGCCAAGTGTCCTGGCGTTCGGGGTTAGCCATCATTCACCTCCTAGGCCGCAGCTGCCGACGGCAGCGGCCGCTCTGTGCGGTACTTGACGAGGTTGAGAACGATCCACTCGGCGAGCTTGCTCGTCTTGAGAAGGATGTTCGCGTACAGTTCGCCGTTCGCCATGGTCTCCAGCGAGTTGGGCGAGTCGGTATCGACGAAGAAGGCATCTCCTGCCGTTTCGCCGAACAGCGCGTTCGCCACCCAGAACCGGGAGCAGACGCCGGTCAGCGCCGTGTTGACGCGAGACAGAAGCTGACGCTTCCCATCCATCGTCTTGAGGACGTACTCCTCCAGAACGGCGTTGCACTCGTGAGCGATCATCATGATCACTCGGCTCTCTTGGAAGAAGAGCCAGTTGGTCTCGCCCGGGCCGGCAGCCGTCCGGTAGCCGTACATGCGAACTTGCCCGTAGACCTCCTTGAACAGCGACGCGCCGAGACCGTTCATCTCCTCGCGATCCGCGTCATTGTACCTCTGGCTCAGCCCGAGCGCGCGGACTGAGTACCCATCGACCCCGGCAGCCGACAGCGAGGGGTCGCCGAACTTGTCGGTGCGGGTGATGATCCCGGACTGGACGCCGGTGGCCGGAACGTAGATGCTCGCAGGCGGCGTCTCCGACGGGTAGTTCGGCAGCGCACCGACGGCCAACATGTTGCGCGCGCCGGGGTACTCATAGACCCCGCTGAGCGCCGAGGCAATGTCGGTCGGATCGGCCTCGTTGGGAAGGTCCCAAAGACCGACACGATAGGTGTCGATTGTGTGCTGGGCGACCTCACGGAATGTGCCCGGATCGTCGGACCCGGGAACAGACACCTGACCCGGCCCCAACTCGTACGGGAACATCTCCAGAGCGGATTTCAGCTCGACGTCGGTCCATGCGTCATCCTCAGCCCCGCCGGTGAGAGTCGCGGTGGCTCCGGATGTCGGGGTGCCCGGCGTCGCACCGGTGTACTCCTCGAAGATGACGTAGCTGGACTGACGTTCCGACCAGCTGATCGCCTCCTCGGCCGTGGCGTAGGCCGGGCTGCGCTCGACCTCCTCGCCATCAAGGCTGACGACGTAGACGACACCGCCCATCGCCTGCTCGATGAGGGATGATGGCGCAACTGTCTCCACGTCGATCCCGTTGCCCCAACTACCGGGGCCGCGAGCGACCACGTGCAAGAATGTCGCAAGGTCGGCCGCTGCCTCGACCGCGCCGTCGCCGTGGACCGGACTGACGTAGACGGTCCCTGCACCTGCCTCCTCGTAGTGCGAGCGAACGGCGTCATACAACAGCGCCGTCGCCGCCGTTCTGCCGCCGTACTTCTTCTTGAACTCCGAGTACGAGTGGACTGTGCCCGCTCGACCTCGTTCCGTCACCCCCACCATAAACGCCTGTGACGGGTCGAGGATGGCCTCGGCCTGCACCGGGTCGTCAAGGATGTTGACATCAACGCCAGGGCGCGGCATTACTCACCTCCCGGGAATGGTTCCTCAGTTGGCCATTTTGTGATTGTGAGACCCGTCGTTTCGACGACAGGGAATTCTGGAGATTCGTCCGCTGGTGTATCCTCCGGGGCTAGTGGGCCAGCGCCGCGCACCATCGCGGCAGGACAGGTAATGGTAAGATGAACGATCCCGACACATGTGGTTCGGTCAGCGTCGGATTCCAAGACCCCCGGCTCCTCACCTCGCCAATCGACAAACCACCCGAGTTTCTTCGTCAGCTCTGTCTCGGCTTGGACCACAGCAAGTCTGAGTGCTGTGGCATACAGCATCGCGAGACGATGAGCTCGAGGAATGCTCGCCTTCTTGGACCCCTGCGCAACGACCTGAACTGCAATGTCATACTGCCAAGCCATTGTTACGATCTTGCCGAACTCGGTCGGCGTATTGGAGGCCGTGATGTAAGGAGTCTCATCCGGAGTAGCGCAGACAATGACCACGCACGGACGCTGATCCTCCGGCATGAACTCGATCTCATGACTGGCCCTGTAATTGCGTGGGGCCTTCATCCGCGCGAACGGCTCGCCAGATCGGCGCGCCACTTCGTTGAGGTAAGTTTGCGCCCACGTCTTGTAAAGATCGATGATGCACTCGTCAACATCATAGACGCCCACGAAGTCGCCGAATGCGTTGTCGCCGTTACCATTAGCCATGATCGTACGCCTCCGACAACTTGTCGCGAATTGCTCGCGACATCTTATCCTGGAAGGTTCGCGAAACCTTCAAAGGACGCGCGACCATCCGGATCGTACCCGTCTGGTGCATGTAGGCCGGTGTGTCGTCGGGCGGCCAAATGTCGAGCGCGTGCGCGGTGCCACGGAACTCCAAGTTGGCCGGGTTCGTCACTGTATCTTCATCACGACCCGTTCGCTTGCGGATCGGGTAAACGAACCCCACTGCGTTGCGCTTGCGCTTCTTCGTGCGCTCGCGAAGGTCAGCCCAGCCGGGACCCTGCTCGCGGAAGGAACGCGCATAGGCCCGAGCTGCAATCTCTACAACCTCGGGCCAAGCGGGAGATAGGTCAGCAGCGCGATCCGCCATGGCACGGAGCTTGCGGGCGACGACGGTGTCGCCATAGGTGCGGATCGCGTAGCTTGTCATTATCTAACCATGCGACGGCCGGTCGGTGTTTGACGCTTATTTGTCATTACCACTTTGTTTGCCAGCCGACCATTCCGCCGCAGTCAATTGGGAAGGCCCAGGATGCACTACCAGGAATGCCCTCGCCGTCAGGCTCCACTTCCCCTCCGCGACACTCAGCCACGGAATCGAGCAGAGCCCTCATTCCCATGTCTCCGGTCAGAATGTCGTAGTATGCCTGGAACGCGGAGCGGTCGGACCGCACCTGCTCCGGGAAGTACGACAGTTCAATCAGACAGGCAGCCAGAAGTGATATGTTGTATTTCGCGCCCTCCCTGATGTTGTCAGCAGCTTGGCATTCGAGGTCGGACAGATCACCTGTCGAGCCGTATACCACGGCCGCAGCTTGCGCGATGATCCGTTCGACCTCAGTATCCGTCGGCCGAGTGTCGTCGGTAAACGTCCCCAACTCCTCATCGTTCGTGTCCTGCGTACGCGCGCGCAGCAGCGCGCCGATCTCATCGACCGTCGGCAGGGTGGGATCAGGATCAGGGATAGTCATCCTGCGATCTTCTCCAACTCGCGGATCACCGTAACTCGCGGGTCACCGCCGCTGGCTTCGTTCTCGGCTTCGATCAGTGCTCGTGCCATCTCGGGGTCGTCCCCAGCCCTCGCCACGACCGCAGATGCGGTCGGGCGCTCCGACCGAATCCACGCCACGAGCTCATCGTGGGAGGGCTGCTCATCTTCGTCGTCGTCCTCTTCAGCGATGTCGTCATCGCCGTTCTCCTCCTGCGGCGGGTTCAGCTCCTCCTCGGTGTAGAAGGCACCCACCTTCTCGCCCAGCTCGACATCCTCCGAGCGCGGGATGGTGACCCACTCACCGCGTCGTGCGATCCGCGGGCTGAGTCGATCGCGCTCCTTGCCGGTCGACATATCGACCGACTTGGTCGGGATGTAGTACTTGAACTGCGCATGCTTGACCTTGCGGGTCTCACCTTCTGCCATCAGATCACCCCGCGAGTCCGGTGAAGCGGAGGACGGCGAACAGGTTGTCGATGAACCACAGCGGGCGCACCGACGACTGCACCCAGGTCCGCTCCGTCTTTTCTTCCCGCCAAGTGACGGTGCCGAGCGGCTTCTCGATCCGCTGCTGACCGACCTGGTTGGAAGCGAGCACGTAGGCGGTGCCCGCCGTAACTCGCGGGCTGGAATAGAACGACGGCATCATCGGACCGGCCAGCGCCGGGCCGTAGATGGCGGTGAGGGAGAGGGCTTCCTGCGGATTGATCAGCCACAGGTTGTAGTCGATGCCCATCTCCTCGTTCTGCGCCTGCATCTCGGCCCGGCCGAAGTCATAGGCCGGGCTGTCTTGCGGCGTGTCCGTCTCAGGGTCATACGTGGCCCAGTTGTTGCCAACCACGTTGCGTGACCCCGACGCGAGCGCCGCATCGAGCGTGGCGATCGCGCGCTGGTTGAGCTTGCGAACGAAGGTGTTCGCAAGCTGGCGCATCAGCTTCGTGAAGCCAGCCGTGTCGTTGCGGTCGCGGGCCTCGTCGGTGACGAAGGTCTTGGCGCCCCACTTCTCGACCTCAGCAACGTTCGGCACGAGCTGGTCGGAGATGATCAGCGGGAACTCAGCCGCCGGTGCGATGGCCTCGACGTCACGGTTGAGATACAGCTCGTTCTCGACCGCCATGTCGTAGACGACCGCGCCGCCGGTCACGCCACCGCCGCCGGTGAAGATGCGATCGGCGATGAAGCGTTCCTGCGTGAGGTCCATGATCATCCGCGTAATGCGGGTCGGCGTCCGCAGCATGGCGTCGACCGTGATCGTGTTGCCGGAGACGACCGGCGGACCGAGCGGATGCGAGGTGGGCATCGGCAGCGCCGCTGCCCGAATGAACCCCTCGTAGTTGGCGAAGTCCTCGAACCGGTCGAAAGTGACCGGCTCGAAGGTGACGGGGTCGAAGCCGCTGAGCGGCGTCTCCCTCAGGTTGTGCTCCACTTCATCACCTCCTAGAAGCGCAGGATGCAGATCGCATCCTGATCGATGCTGGCGTCCGAGAGGGACATCCCGCACGATGTTGCGCGGTCGGCGGCCTTGACGACCTTGCTAGCCGCACCGGGCTTGATGTAATCGCCGTACGCGAGTGCCGTACCGGCGGTGATCGGGACGACGAACCCGTCGGTGAAGACGGTCGTCACCTTGCCGTCGGCAGCGTCGGTCTCGGCGACGCCGAACAGGAAGGGGTCATCGGCGATGGCTGCCTTGATGCGGACGTTGCCGCCCGTCGCTCCAGCATCCAGCCCGCGTGAGGCAGGGTCCTTGACGGCCGCCAGGCTGACAAACCGCTTGCCGGTGACGGCACCGCCGGTGGCCCGACCTGTGATACGAGAGCCAGGCTCATAGTACGGCGTGCACAGGTTGTTGCTACTCATGGGTGATGCCCCCTCCTCTCTGGGCCTTGAGATTGCCCTGCTGGTGGATGTCGGGCAGCCACTCCTTGGGGTACGCCTCGACGGTGGTGTCCTCCAGCGGGCCTTCGTGGCCGCGCTCCTGGACCGGAATCAGGCCGGGCGACAGTCCGCCCTTGTCGACGGCGGCGGTCAGGAGGGTACGTGCCTCCTCCTCGTCCACCTCGAACTTCTTGAGCCAGAAGTCGCGCCGTGACGGCGCGATCTTGCCCGCGTTGATCGCGGCGTTGATGATCTCGGTCCGGTCGCCGACCTGCTGGCGATGCTCTGCCCGCGTGCCGGCCTGCGCTCCGGCGAGCAGCTGCTCGTATGTGGAGCGGTCGAGATGGACGACCTCGGGTGTGCCAGCGGCGACACTGACGGGCGGCGCGACGGTGCCCGCCGGGGCGTCAGTCGGGGCCGGGGTCACGGTCGGCTGCCCCGTGTTGGGGTCCTCACCGGCGTTGCCGGGGGCCTGATTGTCGGTCTGCCCCTGGCCGCCGTGGGCCTGGGTGCCGGGCTGCTCGGACGCGGGCGCGCCGCCGGGTGCCTCGCTGCCAGGCGGGGCGACAAACCCCGCTGCGGCCAGCGTCTGCTGCACCTGCTCGTCGGTCGCGTCATCGTCCAGCCCGAGCGCCTGCCGCAGAGCGACAGGATCCACGTCGGAGCTGACTCCGCCCATGGACTCCTCCTTGGTCTGGAAGTTGGCGAGTGTCTTCTGAGCGGGGCGTGCTGATTGCAACCCGGCCAGAGCGGCTGCCGCCGCGATTGATGCTGCCTCCTTGTCCTCCTTCTTCTTGGGCTTGTCCTTGTACTCGATCTTCACGGCGATGGGGTCGGCGAAGGCAACATCGTCGCCCTTGACCGAATAGGGCACCCGGTACAGCTGACCATCGTCTTCATCCTCGACGATGAGCTCATTCGGCTCCTGCAGCATGGCCCGGATCCACCACCACATCTTGGCCGAGTCGGTCCGGCGAACGTTGTTCCACGCACGCTGAACATCATCGACGTTGATCTGCGCCGTGACCGCAGCTGCGGCGATGCCTCCCAGAGCGGCCACCTCCTCCTTTGTTGTTAGGACTTGGATGTTGTCCGGCCCATCCTTGCTGTACAGGGCCTGGATGTCTTCAAGAGTAGTGACGCCCGGCCACACGATCCCGAGGAGGGCAAGGTCCGTGATAACCAGGCGCCACTTGTTCCCCGTAGCCGTCGTGACTTCATTGGCCCCCTCAATACTGCGGGCTGGGTAGGCCGACGGCAGAATGGTCGCCAACCATTCCGGGATTTGTTTCAGAGTCCCCATAATGAGGTGCCCGCCCTGTTCCAATCTCATGTCGGTAACAGTCCCGATGGCGGGCGCCCCATCCTCCTCGATCCCCATCGCCTGAATATGACCCAACTTGATGCGCGGAGCCTTGACGGCCGGGTCATCCTGCGCATCAACGGCATCCGCCAAATCGGTGGTCGTAAACGTGCGGGGGCCACTGGCGAGAGCGTACTCGATGCCAGTTTGAACGACCTCCACATCCTCGACATCAACCAGTTCCGCCAGGTCGATTTGCCTAGCGAGGATGTTCGGCGGATACCGCTTGATTCTCACAACGGCCCCCTCCGCCGGTCACGATAGTACGGATAGCCATACCAGCCCGGACCCGGCAAGAACAGCAGAACGATCCCGATTACGATCAGGACGAGGCCGACGATCACGTAACCGCCGAGCAGCCAGAGCAGAAGTCCGGCGACAACAAGAATGAGGCCCATGCTATGCCTTGTCGGTCGGCTCTCCGGCGGCGACCTCGATCTCAGCCATCCTGCCGGCCACGACGTTGATCGAGATAGAGCCGATGAAGTCGCCCGAGCCATCCGAGTCGACATCGTTGGTGACGGTGACGGAGGCCGTGCCGACCGGGCCAACGGCCACGGCGGTCGCCTGGTCGGGACCGGACTGGGTCACCTGGACGATCGAGTCGTCAGAGCTAGACCACTCAGTGTTGCCGGTGATCTCGACCTTGTTGCCGTACGTGTCCTCTCCACTGATGGAGAGTTCGACCTGCTGATCTGCGGTCAGCTGCACCTCGACCTCGCTTCCAAAGAATCTTGCTCGGCGGCTTCTGGATGAACTTGTCTTGATGGATTTCTCTGCGACTGGACCGATCCGCCAAACGTACTTGAGCGGTGGTTGCTTGGGTACGACCTCGGTGTGGGTGAAGACATCGTAGCCATACGGCGCACTATCAGACGGGTAGTCCATTACCTCTTGCGCTTGCGCTTCTTGGTGCGGCGCTTCTTGGCGCGAAGGGGCAATTTGCCCTTGTTGTCGAAATGGTGTCGGCGCGCCCAGGCCTCGCCCTTGACGCCGAACGCCCACCTACGCTGCTTCTCGGACTTAGCGGGCACGCTTCCGACCCTTCTTGCGCTTCTTGCGGCTCTTGCCGAGCTTGCGGTTGGCCTTGGCGTGAATCTTGTCGCGTGTGCTCTTGCTGATCCTCCCCTTCTTGTACATCTGTGTAGCCCGTGCCTTCGCATTGGCGGCATGAGCTCTGTCGTGCATGGGGTACTTTCGTGACTTCGGAAGTCCGAAGCTGGACTTCTTCAACTTCTTGCGCTTCTTGGCCTTCAGCTTCGCCATCAGGACCTCGGAACCCTACCGGGCATCCGGACGCGCTTGCCGCCCCGAGGGCTGCCGAGGATGCCGGTCGGCCGCATCATGTCACGGACCTTGCGCCGCTCGACCTCCATACGACCCTGCGGTGTCTTCTCCCAGGCAGCGTCGAGATCGATGTCGCGACCCATCTGGTTCTCGTCGGGCTTGCCGAGCTGCACGTCGTAGTGAGCCTTGACCGACCCCGCGTGGGCTTCGACCCTGTAGAAGTTCGACTTCTGAACCACGACATCAGTCGTAAGCACCAGCCCGGGTGCGCTACCGCTGGGCGGATACTCCCAAGCAGTCGGCCGCGCCGACGCAACTGCCTGGCCGCCATACATCCCCGGACCGGAGAGATAAACGGCAACATAGTCGGCCATGTTGGTGCAGTAAACGTTCACCTTGATCGTTCGGTGATTCGCGTCGGCCGCGCGCTCCAAGATGGTCATCCAGATCGTGCCGGGCGGATACTTGGTCACATCGGCGGGCGGGGCACTTCCAGCTAGAACTCGATCAGGCATGTACTCTCCTTTGAAGTTTGGGAGCGACGGTTGCCGCGTCTTAGAGGGCCAGGTAGACGCCAGGGTCGCTGGGCCAGGAGGTTCTGTGGACCATCGCCCGTTGCTCTTGGCCGCCGCTCCTCACGCCCGGGACTGGACGGGCGTGCCGCGCCGGGTGGCGGAACCCTGCGCAGGATTGGTGGACTGGTCGGGGTGTTCCTTGGGCGAGCCTTGCTGGACCTCATCCACAGCTGGCCCCGCCGGTCCAAAGTCAGACATTTGGGCCTGTGCATCAGGACCCTTGTAGTACGCCAGGAGCGGTGTCTCGTCTGCGTCAGGATCTACGTTCCAATCCCACCAATCTTCGATGATGTGCTCGTTCGCGGTGTCGCAGAGCCAGTCTGCGATCATCTCCTGCTGGATGCTGAACCAGTCGATAAAGGTCTTGCCGAGGCTTCTGGAGCCCGTCTCCGTCTGCCCGAGCTGCATAAACATCATCAGCATGCTGCGGGCCATTTCCTCGTTTTGGAACCGCATCGAGGCAATGGTGTCGGGAAGCGTGCCTTGTGTACCCACGAGCGTCAACTTAGCGCCAAAGGGCAGAGCGCCACCGCCACGCTCCCCAACCTTGTACTCCTGCGCCATCTTGTCGAGGTCCGCGATCTGCGTCTTAGATGCGCCCTCAGGGGCCTCGATGATCGGCATGCCGACGCCGTTGCGCTCATGCTTGATGGCGTCAACTCGGAGCAGTCTGTCCTTGATCAGGTAGTTCTTGTACATCGGCCGGTACATGGATCGCCCGACCCAGTTACCCGGCTCCTGATCCCAGACGTAGGCGACAAGCTGGTCGATGGGAATGGGAGGGTTGCGGCTCACATTGAAACCCGGGACGGCCGCCCCTGGATATCCCTGCTGCACCGCAACCAACCCACCGTCCTGTGCGACGATGATCTCTGTGATCGTCCGCGGATGTCGAGGACCGAGTTTCCGCAGCCGCCACACCTGACGTCCTCCCGGACCTTCGTCGGTGATCTCACCGACCTGCTCGAAGAAGTAGTGGCCATACTTGAGAGCCTTGAGCGCGGTGTGAACGTGGTTGTACCACGAGAACCGCTTCTGTGTTCTGAACCTCGCGCGCTTGACTGCAGAGTTGGTTGCCTCGATCGCCGCGTCCAGCCCGACCGGGAGGTTCAGATCGGCGGCAAGCAGTTTGACCCAACGCGCGGGGCAGTCGTTGGCGTCGATGTACCAGGTATACCGCTCGATCGCGGCGGTGGCCCCGAGGAACAAACCCTGGCACTGGGAGTCGTTCCCCATGTCGTCGTAGATCGCGATGCTGAGCGGCCACTTGAGCTGCGGAGCCTGTTCTACGTCGTCCACCCACTGCCCCCACGGGAGCAGGCCCGTGAAGTCCTGAACGGAGTCGACGGAACGCCCTAGTTCGCGCTCAGGTGGTTCTGGAGGGACAGTGGGTGGCATGACGTATCTCGAAGCAGACTTTATCTCGCGTTGTCGGTCAGTAGCTGGCTAGGCCCCATACCTAGGGCTCCTGGGTTGCGTTTGGGCGAGGACGGATATCCCTTGTGACCAGCTGCGGATATCCCGGACATGTTGAGCAGTGAAAAGTCGGAAAGCTGATAACGCCCTCGGCCGGTGTGTCGGCTCCGACAATTGCTTCCCGGCCGCAAACAGCGCAGACCAGTTCGACCGAGGGCGCAGTCATTTTGATCGCCTCCTCTCAGCCCGCGGGCTGAGCCTCGCCGTCGCCCTCATCGGGCTCCTTGGGCGGGGTCGGCTCCTCGGGGTTGTCGCGGTCGATGGGCTCCAGGCCCGGGGTCTTGGCCCGCTCCTGGTCGTCCATGTTTTGTGCGTCGGTCAGGTTGGGATCGGCTCCGGCCGCGCCGGGCTCACCAGGGGCGGGGGTGCCTTGGACTTCTTCACTCATGGTTCTGGATCATCCTCCGGGGTAATGGCTTCGGTCTTGCGCTCCTCTTCCAGCATCTCCGCCTGTTCCAGATCCAACCTTTCCTCGATGTTCTTGAGACGATCAGGACCCATCTGCTCGTCGCTGCCCGGCTCGTTGTGTCGCTTGTGATCAGTCATCGGGGAACCTCACGAGGCCGTAGCCCGTCCAGTAGCCCGCGCCGCGCTGTCGCTTGGCGACGCAACCGCCGTTGTATTGGCTACCCTCGGAGCCAGGGCTGGTATTGCCTTCGATGGTCGTCATGCTGTCGCGGTCGTAGATCACGCCGGTGTGGTCGTCGCCGATGAAGGCGTGGTCGCCGGCATGGACCTTCGTGTGGTCTGTCGTGTAGCCCTTGTAGATGCCCTTGCCTTGCTTGGCGAGGGAGGTGTTGTTCGCGACGCCGGCAGTGCCCGAGCCCGTCACGCCGTTGTCCCAGGCCGAGCAGACCGCGAAGCAGGCGCACCACGGAACGCCGTCGTCGCCATAGACGCGGTTCTGCCAACCGGAGGGCTGAGGTGAGCCCTTGTTCGAGCCGCTTGGGTTTTCGTTGACGCCGAGGTACTTCTCCAACCAATCCTTGCAGGCAGAACGGGAGCCTCCGTCACCGTTGCCCTGTGATATCTCCTGACCGTACTTGTTGTGGGTTTTCTCGTAGTCATCCCAGTAGCTGCCGTAGTGCGTGGCGATGCAAAGGTTCTTGTAGCGCAGTTCGCGCTCGGCCTCATCCCAGCCCTCGTCCTCGCCAAGGTGCCAGACCTTCTTGCGCCGCTCGACGAGCCAGTCGCTGTTTTGTGTCTTGCGCGCCTTCTGATCGTCGTCGGCGCTGGCCCCGTCGCCGCCGATCATGAGGTAGCCCTCGCGCTCCTCGACATAGACCTTCTCGGTGTCGGTCATGCCGTTGCTGGGGAGGCTGTACTCGTGCTTCTTTTCCCCCGAGTTCAAAGACTCATCCTTGAGGAACTCGTACCTGGCCCGACGGTTGTTGACATTCCACCCCTTGCCGCCGTCGCAATTCTTCTTGCCCTCGGCGCAGCGCCAGATCTCCTTGCGCTGGTTTACGAGCCAATCCCGCGCCGCTTGCTTGCGGTTTTCCTGGGCGTCGGTGAAGGCATCCCAGTCCGTGAGCGCACGCAGGGTCTGGTACTCATCCCAGTAGTGCTGCTCTTTCTCTGTCAGGTCTGAATAGGATGCCATTACTCGTCACCACCGTTCTTGGTCACTTGGAGTTCGGTCTGCGTCATCCCTTCTGATGTGGCGACTGTAGTCTGTTTGACCTCCTCGCCGACATTGGTGACGTTGTGAACCACCGGCGCCACGCGCTGGAGGGAAAAGGTGATGCCGGCGATTCCGAGCACTAGAAGCACCAGATCGTGAAGGTAATCGCCCCATTGGTAGCTCGGGCTCCACGCCGCCGCGACCGCACCGCCGACGATCACGATGAGTGAGATGGCCATACCGAGCACGTATGCGAACACGACGGGATTTGGAAGTTTGCCGAAGCTCATGCTACCATTGCTTCGTGAGGAGGTCGCCTGTCAAGCCCTGGAGGTCCGCCGGGATGCCAAGGTCCGTCAGGATGTTGGTCGGATCGGGGGTAGTGATGCCGAGCTGTGCCTTCAAGCTTTGGGGCGGCGGGATGTAGAAGTCGCCGGACAAAGTGACCTGGTTGACACACGCCATCATGGCGGCGTCGGCGCGATCCGGTGATGGTAGCCCTCTGTCCTCCATGTCTTCCTTGCTCTCGACCATGATCTTCCCGTCGCTTCTGATCAGGTATCTGATCGAGAGGAGCTGACTGATCAGCTTGTCGTCCTCTCCCTGCGGCGGGAGGTCGATGAGTGCTTGCTCGAACATCTTGCGGAAGTTCCACCACTGCTCAGAGCGCCTATTGACGAACCGCTTCTTGTTCGTGGGCGTACTGGGGGCTTCTGAGGCGACGAACGGCTTGACGGGGAAGTTCTGCTCCCTGAGTCGATCGTAGACACCGCCGCCAACTCCGACGGTATCAACGACCATATCAGCGTTGCCTCCAGTTCGGTTGAGAAGCCGAACCGCCCGACCGGCAGTACGCATCGTGTTGGGCTCATAGTTCGCGAACTCCAATCGAAGATGGCCTGCTCTGTTTCTGTAGCAAGCGTTCTCGTTCTTGTTCGCGCTCCGTGCGACGTCCAGCCCGAACGTTCCGGGTTCACTCAGTGCTTCTTGGGTTCTGTCCAGGAATTGCGCCATTTGAATCAGGCGCGGGTGAATGAGCGTCTCCTCGCTGACCTCGGGGAATTCACCCAGGACCTTGCTCTTGTAGAGCGGGCTCTGTTCGCCCCACTCATCCTTTCGTGCTTGGACCCACTCCGGGGAGACCAGATCCGTCAGGAGGGCGGTTGGGACATCCTCGCCGGTCCAGGCCGGCGTGTCGAAGGCGCTGATCTTGATGCTGTGCCATCTGGAGGTGGGGAGATGGGTCCGCTCGAATGGCGTTTCGGGCACATCGGGGTTGCCGATGGCCAGCACCCTAGCGTACTGGTTAGTGGCGATCGTCTCGACGGCGTTCCAAAGCCATTCGGGGATGCCGCAAGCCTCGTCCATGATGACCAAGATGTACCGTGCGTGGATACCCTGGAAGGCCTGACCCGCCTCCTGGGCATTCTTGAGGTCTGCCGGCTTCCTGCCGTAGGCGATGATTTCGTCGGCCGGGGACTTCCATTTCGGGATGTTCCCGGAGGTGATCCGTCCGGGGAGATTGGCCTGGCGCTTGACCTTGCCAATCTCCCTCCACAGAATGACCTCAACCTGCGGGGCCGTGGGAGCGGTAGTGACCACGAAGGCCGAGCCGAGTGGGTGGACGGATAGCCACCAAGCCGTCAGCTGGGCGGCAGTAAAGCTCTTGCCTGTGTCATGTGCGCTCCGGACCGTCACACGGGGGTGCCGGACGAGCGCGTTGGCGATCTCCTTCTGCTTGGACCAGAAGCGGGCTGTGGTGTTGTTGATTAGCCAGCCCGTCGGGTTTCTCACCCAGCGCTGTGTCTGGCGGCGCGCGTCGAGCTGCTGCCGGATCTGCAGCGCCAGCCCGGGAGGGGCACCGACGTGGCCGATGTCAGTCATGAACCAACCTTAGCCTCGGCCGGTGCCCATTCCGGCTCGCACTGGCCGCACTTGGCTGTGGGAGTTGCCTAATGACCTGACGGCCCAGGTATCGCGTGTAGGCGGGCGGGATGGCCTGCGAGAGGTCGCGTGCAGGCATCCAGTCTATGCCCATCGCCACCCTGGCGAGTTCCGTCTGTGTCTGTGTGCGGTTAGCTGGATTACGGAGTTTGATGCCCTTACTGCTTGTGCCAAAGACCTGAATGATGCCCGTTGGCCTACTTCTGTTGTTCTCGTACAGCGGAAGGTCCTCTTGCCACTTGTGGTCGCAGCGCGGGACGTGTGTGTTGGCTAAGCTGATGTGATGCAACTCGAACAGGCGATGCCGACGGACCCTCAGCCCGAAGGATGAGCCGCAGAGACGAATCGTCAGGCTGGGGATCAGTTCGGCCTCGGCACCCTCGACGTTCTCGATGATGAAGGGGATTTGTTTGCTGAGCGTGTTTAGTTGTGCTCGCAGATAGGGGATGAGGTTCTGCGGCGGGTGGGCCTCGCTCTTTCTGCGGGTCGTTACTGGTCTGCCGTTCCGAAGGCTTGCGCTGTCTGAGTAGCCCTGACAGGGTGGCCCGGCGATTATCAAACTTGGCTTTATCTGCTCGACGAGCAGCGGAATGTCGACGTCGAGGAGGTCGGCGAGGATGTGGCTGAACGGGTAGTGCTTCAGAGGAGCCTGCCTGTTGTCCAGCCCGACCGGGAAGAAACCAGCCTGCCACAGGCCCATGCTGGCACCACCGGCACCACAGCAGATGTCAAGCGCGATTGGGCGTGTGTTGTTCGAGAGCACGAGCGGTGGGTGACTGGTTGTGTGCGTGCTAGCCTAGCTCGGGGCGCTCCAGCGTGCGAAGGTGGCGCTCGACGACCATTGGGACCTTCTCCCTTTGCCTTCTGGTCAGGGCAAGGTCCGGGTCGTCCATGAGTTGAGTGACGAACGGGAGGAGGATGTTCGACCAGTCCTCGATCACCCTCGTTTGCCGTTCCTCGATTCCCAGCGCAATGTACTGCTTGGCTAGGATACCCAGCTGGGCGCGTGTTCGGTGCTGGGCGTCGGCGAGGGACTGTCCCACCGGCGTGAAGTAGAGCGGATCGGGAGCGCCCTTCTGCCTTTTGAGCTGCTTACGGACCGCCTTGTCCAGGCGATCGAGTGCTTGTCTGCTGTGCAGCACCGCGTAAAGCAGCTGCTTGACGGGGTCGGCGTTTGGGAACTGAGCGAGGGCTTGTAACGTTGCCTCAGCTAGCTCGGTGCTGATGCTGATGCTGACTTCAGTACCGGTTGTTCCCATGGCCTTTCCGTTGTCTGCTTGTACGGTGACCAGCCCGCCCCAGCCCGCCCGGTTGTTGCGGCTCCTGGGATGTTCCCTGCTTCCCTGCTTCCCTGACTGAGCGGGCTGGTCATTAGGCCGCTCCCGAAGGGAAGGCTACTGTGTTTTCATAGTTCTGTCAAAAACAAATTTTTCGGAGTGGTGCATAACGCGCGCGCGTAGAGACACCTGAATCTAGTAAATTGAGAGTTGAGCGGGGTTGGGGGGTTGGGGCGGGGTGTCGGGGCGGTGCCGCGTGGGGCACCTCGCGTGGAGAGGTGGGGTTTTGGAGGACACGGGAGGTTACAGCGGCAGCGCCCTCCCGACAGCGGCCGGCCCGTAAACCGGCCGGCCGCGTACCCGGGTACCGCGCGCGAACCGTCGCGTCCCCTCTCGGTTCTTCCGCTCGCGAGTTCGGTTAGAAAGCGAGAACGAGGCGGGAGGCGCGGGGCGCGGTAACCCGGGTTACTAGGGCCGCCCGTAGGCGGCCCTAGCGTCGCCCCTAAGCGGCGTTCTCGGCGGCCCGGGCCGCCTTCTTCGCCGCCTTCTTCGCCGCCTTCTTAGCGGCCTTACGGGCCGCCTTCTCGGCGTCGGCGTCGACCGTCGGCGCGGGCTCGGCGGCGACGGCGGCCGCCTTCTCGGAAGCCCGCTTAGCGGCCTTCTTCGCGGCCTTCTTAGCGGCCTTCGCGTCGAACGGCGCGAGCGCCTTCCGCTCGCCGTTCGGGAGAACGAGGGTACGCGCCCCGCTCGCCGCGACGTAGATCCGACCGTCGACCGACTCGCCGCCCGCCGCGACGTAGAGGCGGCGAACGTCCGCTTCGGTAAGGCCGGTACGGACGGCGAGGAGCGGGAAGCCCGCGCCGCGCCCGTCGCGCTCGGCGACGATCGTCGGCCCGTCCGCCGGAAGGGCGCTTAGGTCGGCCTTCCCGTTCTCGACCGCCGCCGCCCGCGCCTTCTCGTTCGACGCGAGGAAAGCGCGGTACGGGACGCGGAGGGTAATCGCCGAGACGGGCCGCTCGGGGTTCCCGCTAACGAGGGTTCCGATATCGTCCCACTTCGCGCCCTTCGCGTCGCGGATCTCGGCGAGCGCCTTACCGGAGTTCCGAAGCGCCGCGCCCGTCGGGAAGTCCGGGCGGAGACCGTACCGCTCGAAAATCGTCGTCTCGACCGGGGTAAGCGTCCGCTCGCCCGTCTCGTTCTTCTTTCGTCCCATCGTAACCCTTCTTTCGTTAGCGGGAGACCGTTTCTCCCGACGCCCTAAGTATCGGCTACCCGGCGTCGGAACCGTACTTCTCGAAAGGGTAGTCTTCGGGATAGGCTTTTTCCTATCCCCTAAGCGGGGTTACTCCGCCCGCGCGAGAGGCGAAGCGGAGGAGCGAAAGTCCGTACCTAGGTACGGGAACCCCGCTTAGCGGACGGCCCGAACGCGAGGATCGCCGTAGAGCCGCCTTCCGTTCGTTCTAAGCGCCGTTCGGGGTTCGCTAGGACGATCGGACCGACTAAGACCGGAACGCGCCTTAGAACGACCGCTAGCCGGAAATCGCCTACTTTTCTAACCCCTCTTTCGGGGCGACGAAAAGCGGAGGGTAGGGTTTCGCGTAGCGGCCGGAAGGCCGGTTAGTAGGTAGGGTTAGCGGCCGGCCGCTAGGGGCTCGTCGCTAAGAGGGGTACGAGTAGGGGCGCGGCGAGGGGTAGGGGCGCGGCGAGGGGTAGCGCGAAGGCCGGTTAGCGGGGAGCTCCTAGCGGCCGGGCCGCTACCCCCGTTAGGGTTAGGCCGGTTAGCGGGCCGGCGGTCTAAGCGGGGTACGGGAAGGCAGCCTAGCGGGGCGCCGGAGCGGGGCGCGGGAAGGGGCCTTAGCGGCCGGCGGGTAGCGGGCCGGCAGAGGGGTAGGGGCAAAGGCAGGGGCAGGGCGACGACCAGGGGCGTGGGCAGCGCCCTGGGCATGAGGAGGGGCATGAGTGTGGGTAGGGGCATGGGCGTGGGCGCTGGCGTGTGAAACCTTGTTTCACCTACCGAGCTCACGGCACCATGTGCCAGTCCTCTCGCATGAAAAAATTTCATGCAAAATTCTCACGGCACCATGAGCCAGTCCCCCTGCCAAAAATGAAATTTGAATCACACGCCATTGCCATGACTCCTGACTCAAACGCCAGGGCCTAGAGCATGAGCTCAGCCCGCGCGAGCGGGCTGAACCTGCTACCGGCGTCCACAGGCGCGATCGCCTGGGAGGCGCGGCGTATGGGGATCGAGATCGCCATGGCGAACGAGCCAACGAAGGTCGCCACACGTCACCGTCTTGGGCGTACCCCACATCGTGACGACTCCACGCTTGCGGTTCCCGCACTTCGACCAGACCCAACCGGGGGAGTCCTCAGCCCCGCAGCGCGGCGCGCTCGCGCGCGCGTTAGCGGCGGTGATGACGGACATCAGGGACATCCCAAACAGGGCGCCCGCCACGATCGCAATCGTCAGAGCCGCACGCATCAGACCGTCACCTTCCCGACGAACTCCCAACCCAGCCCGTCAGCGCCGAGGCGGAAGCAGCCGACACCCTCGCGCCGGTAGAGCCACGCCTTCAGCTTGCCGTTGGGGCGCTGCTCGACGATCGCCATGACGGTCCCGAACTTGACGCCGTGGCCGTTGCCGAAGTTGGTCTTGCGGGTGTTCGCGCGAGCGCCGGACTTGATCTTGTACTCCTTGGCGAAAACGCTCACCGCCTTGACCTCGACGTACATGCCGTTCTCGTCAATGAGGTCGAACGCTCCCTGGCGGGCGCGGCCCGCCGCCGGGCCGACGAGCGGCGTCCAGCCGAGCTTCGCCGCCAGGGCGGCCTCCACACGGTCACCGAGTTCGGTGTTCGTGATCTCGAGACCTGAGAAGCCGGGGCGGTTGGCCTCGGCCCTGATCTTGCGGGTCGGAACTTCCATTTTGCTTCCCTCCAGGCCGCGTCGCCCGGTCCGTACCGGGCTTCGGTTACCCGCGACCGCGTACCCGTATTATCGGGCCGGCCAGGAGGGTACAAAAGGCTTTTCTGGAATATTTCGAATAATAACCCAGGTTTCAGGGCGTAGATGGTGCTATATGATGCATTTAGCATAAAATACACAAATTTTCACATTGCAGACGCAAGAGGCAGGCCGCTGCTGAACTAGGCAAATCGGGGGTTTACACCATGTGTTCTCACCGCACCACAAGCCAGTCTCCACCTCGCGCGCGAGGGCGGGCGGAAGCGACCCAAGCCCTCTAGAAATTTTTTTCTCTAGTATGAAGGATTTGCTTCTGTTATATATATGATATATATAGATATACATCTCTCTCTCTACCTCTCTCTCTCACCCCCTCTCCCCCGCCCTCCCCCGCGCGTAGCACGCGCGCTCGCGCGTACGAGGCTACAATCACCACTTTTCGCCCCCTCCCCCGGCATTCTCACGCATGGAACCTTGATTAGCTATATCGAGAACGAGCGGCATCGAACCCCTGTACATATTGTCAAATCCAGCAGCTATGGCGTTGCCGGGTCGCCGATTTATGCGGCGCGAACCCTCGCCCGCGGACGCGCTCGCGAGGCGCTTGCACACGTCACCGTACGTCCGAGCCCCAAGACCAAACGCCACCATCTCAGTCCAGGACCCGCCGCGCACCTTCAGAGGCAAAACCCCAGCAGACGCAAACTCACCAAGCTCGGGTACGTACAACGCCGATCGACTTGACCCAAATGTATGCGCAATCACACCCTGAAGTGCCCGTCGCACACGGACCAGATCGCGCTCCTCAAAGTACGAGAACCTGACATCCGAGATCCCAGCCTTGCCCTTCCTTATCCCACGGTCAACGAACTCCCAACTCCGAAGCAAAAACCCGACGAACACCCGCACAAGCTCGTCTACAGACACAACGTCTGTATATAACAAAGGCGACCAAGCGTCATACCCACTGCTCCGCCACTGCTCAAGGCTGAGGCAGCGGCAGCGGCCGACCCCGCCACCGCCACCGCCCAGCCCGGCCCGTGACACGTACCGATGCCACGCGTGCGCGTAAATCAACTTGATATCCCGACTCTCTGCGTTGTACCACGTACGTGCCAACCGGTCAAGCTCAACAACCTCTTCATCAGTCACCGGCCGGCAACACGATCCAGTCCTCTCCCATGCAACGCCAAGGTCAGCGATCTTCTCGTCAAGCTCACCGACCGAGCGAGGCGTCATGTCGTCATAGCCGACGTCTGCTCGCCGATTCGGCCAGATCCAAAACTCCAAATCGTCATAAACCGTCCGGTTCGTCACGGTGTCACTCGCACTTTAGTCCGGTTCGATGTCCGGTTCGATGTCCGGTTCGATGTCACGGTGTCTTCTCCAATCCGACACTAACAAGTCTCCAAGCGTCCCTCGCATGCCGCTTACCTCGCACCCAGCCCCGCCGCCCACCGGTCGCCCGCCCAAGAGCCCGCAACCGCGCATCAGTACCAAGCGCCTTCGACTCACTTGGCATACAGAAAGCAAGGCACCGACCCCAGCCCGCCCCAATCAGCGCCCCTGTCAACATCCCGGTCACAAACACCGGCGCCACAGTTGATTCAAAAGTGCCACCCACCGCCCGCTTTTGAACCTGAAAGTGCTCGACCATAACGATCACATCGCCCACCCCAATTCCCCACGGGCCCATGTTCCAGTCCCCGATCAAATCGGTCACCCGCTTACAAGCAGCGACCCCGTTCTCGAACATGTCCTCCCCGCCCCCAACCTCAGCCCATCCACAACGCCGCCCCCGCGCCAAAGCATGCCACAACCCCACATTGTCACGCAGGCGGGGCGAAAACATTCCCCAAGCCAAGCCCGTCGTTTTCCCAGCATCAACGCCAATTATGGCCTTATGCCCGCTTTCCGAGAACACTCAGTAAGCCTCCCTATCAAGTCCCCGGCCATCTGGGACATTCAGCAACGAGGGGTACGGAGCTTCCACCGGATCAATCTCGATCCACACAATCACCCGAAACCAGCCACCGCACGTCACGCAGCGCTCGGCCGAACCGGACAGCAACTCCCCGCACTTTTTATCCGGATGCTCCTTCTGCCAACACAGTCGGCACTGGGGCTGAGTCCGGCGGTACTTGCGCCGCCGGACCTCAGGACTATCAGAATCAACACTGAAGCTATGAGTCACGCAGATCTACTCCATACTTTCGGATCAGGTACTTGTACGTTCCGTCGGTCCAGCAGGACGAGCAGTGATCGCGGCAGTCCGTGCAGACAATCGCGCAAAACCCCGACTCGCCCAGAACAATCGTCGCAAGCTGGCCCATATTCCTTTCTTGCTCAGTTCTTGGCCTGTTATTGTTTCGCCCAGAGACCTTCGGCACCTTCTTCGGCCGAATCATCGATCCGCAAATCACACATTCGTATTTCTTCCTGCGGTCAAAGACTCTGAGCATTTTATAGTCAATCTCGCACTTGCAGGTAACGCACTTGGTGTGACTCAGCCCGCGCGCTGCTTGTCCCATGAAAACCTCGCTCAGTCGCTTCATTCCGTCGACGACGGGGTTCAGGCTATGATCGTTCAAACGGTCGTAGATTGGCCGTCCAGTCCTGTACGATTCCGCCCAACGCTCCTCGTCGGACATCCGAGTCCGAACCTCCTCCTGACGCTCTAGCTCAATCCGCCTTTGAACTATGCGTACGTCGCGCTCGATCTTGCGTCGACGCTTCTCCTCATCTGTAATGATGTTTGCAGTTCGCCGCGCTTCCTTCGACATCCGGGATCGCCTTCGCTCAATCTCTTTACTGATCAAGCTGGCCCCGAGAATTCCAACTCGGAACTTCTTGCCGTCACCAAACACGTCATAAACAATCCCAAGATCATTCAACAAACGACCGTGTCTTCCGCCAGGAACCTTGTCGTGTGAGAGTTGATACAGGAATCGGTCCGTGAGTTTGGTAAGAAACTTCGCTGCTTCTTCTCTTTCGCTCATATTCACCTCCCTTCGCGGTCTCCTCTAAGTATACTGGGTTTCATAGGAAATAGCTAGCCCTAGCGGACCTTCCCGACCTTATGGAAGCAGCCGGGAGATCGATGGGAATCTAGTGAGAATCCTGCTTCTCCAACCCCTTTTTCGCCCCGTCCGACTGGGCGTCGCGGAAGTCCTTGATTGAGCGACAGAACTCGTGCTTGCAAAGGCTAATCGCCGTCTGCCGAGCTGTCTCAGGATTCGAGAGTTCGCCACTCTTCTCACGCCGCGCACTTCGCTCGATCTGAGGCACGCCCTGAAGGACTACGACCGCATGACACCACTGAAAGCCGTACTGATCTGTCTCCCACCAAACCTGGACGTACAGATAATCACTCATGTGACCTCCTGACGAGAAGCCCATCTGTGATCTCACCCATTTGTGTGCCAGTCCCCTCTGTAAAAAAATTATCCGAAACAGATAACGCCCGCCGGATAAATCAATCATGCCTGCGGCCGATCGACGACGGCCCGCTTGGTGGTGCTCTTGGAAGGGCTTACTGAGTCCCGGGCGGGCTGGGCGGCGGTCAGAATCGCCTCGGCCGCTGTCTGAATGATAGGCATAACCGAGACCACGTCATCCGTCGATGCGTTGTTGACATCGATCGTGACCCACGGGATCGACGTCATCATGGGCCGCGTAATTTGAAGCCGAATGTCCATCAAATCTTCCCCTCCTGATCGAGGTACTGATGCTGGACGCAAGTCTTGCGGATCACATGCCGGTCCGAGCGGAACTGCCGGTTAGTTTCGCGCGCCCAAGGGAAGTCACACTGCTCATCGACTTCCTCCCATCCCTGGAACGTACAGGTGTGAGCTGTTGCCTCGGGGTCGTCGGTGACCGCCATCTTGTGGTCGCCAAACTCCACAGTGGTGCTCGGGATCGCGTCGAGCGCGCCGTGCGTCTTTTCGCAGCTGATCTTGACGTACGGAGCCAGCCAGGGATACCGCTCGGTCAGGACCCGACCCATCTCCCGAACCGTGTGGCAAATCTCCCATTGGAACATCGAGCAGGCCCGGTAGGCGTACAGCGCGAGGAATTCGCGCACCGGGTACTCGCAGAGAATGTAGGTCGTCGTCCCCTCCAGAAGCGCGAACCGCGCATCCTGATATGAGATGTCTTCCGAGACCGCAACCCGGTACGCGTGGGCTGATGCCTCGGCCGCCGCCTCGAACGCCAGCCGAGCGCGCTCGTTGTTGTACACAGACTTCGGCATCCGCACATTGGGTTCGTAGCCCATGAACGAGGCCCGCTGCGACTGCTGGTGGAAACTTGCCCTACGCGAACGGACAATCTGGTGCGTTGCGGTCCGGGTCACGCCCGAGACCTCGAACACGATCGTTTGGGTCTCTAGCGCCGTTTGGAGTCCGCCCTTCAGCATCTCCTCCCAGTCACCCTCGTCGGGCGGGTTGCTGAGGTCGACACCTGACGTCGCGTTGATGGCGCGCGACAAAGTGCGACGGAAGTCATCTTCGTTGATGCCTTGGACCAGGCGAACGTCGATGTCCGAGAGACCGACGAAGATCAGCGCCTGGTCGTACGGCGACACATGGCCCGGAAGCCCAAACGACTTCCGGTTGAAGGCGACGTCCTTGGTCAGGCCGTCGTCAATGATCCCCTCGATCAGTTCGATCTGGTACGTCATTTGAACCTCCATTGGTACGATCTACCGGTTTCCGGTAATCTGACTGTAGATACATGGCCCGAATCTCTGCAGACTTCACCGGGTCATAGGGGGCCACTGCCCCTTCGTGCGCGGCCTCCGCCAGACCACACTCGCCACAAAGACCCCAAGGCTCAGCCCCCGTCCTTGGATAGTACAGATGATCGCTACGTAACCGTCCCTGATTGACTTCGTCCCTAAGACTCATATCCAATACTCCTCAAATGGTCTGTCCCCTCTTTTTGGAGAGCCTTGTCCACTACGGTAATTGGCAACGTCAGGACCGGCTTTGGGTCGCAAGTGAGGCTCTCGTTCCACTCGTAACCTTGGATGTACTTTGTCAACTGCGAGTGGTTGACCCCGGTCCGCCTTGAGAGTTCTTCGAGACTCTCATATTGCTTCAATTTCTTGATCAACCACATCCGGAACGGGACAATCGACACCAGCCGGCCGTTCAGCTTGCCAGTCACCTCATGCCGAAGAGCCTTGGCCTCATTGACTGTCTCGATCTTCTTCTGCCGAGCCCTATTTGCTACCGTCCAACGACGCTTCTTCTCCTCATAACTGAGCGAATCATAATGCCGATTCCAGCCCGCGCGCCGACACACTTCACAAACGTTCTCGCGTCGCCAGATCTTACCAGTCTTGGTCTTGTAGTAGCGCGCGGGAAAGTCAATCAGATGGCGCCAACGAGAACAACGCGCACAGTTGATCCGCCCAAGGATCGGTTCAGGCTTCGGCTTCGACGCCATTGTCCGCCTCCTGCTCCCGATCCTCGTCGAGCTCAATCACGACCATCCTGTTGACAACTAGCTCGCGGGCTGAGCGGTATCCCCGCTTGAATCCTTGAACCCAAATGACATCCGTATCCTCCTTGATGGCCCACAGTGCGTCGCGCATCGCCGGATACTTGAACCGGTCTACGCGCAGCTGAAGGATGTCTTCGTCGTCCTCGCAGACGAGTAGCATAAACTCTCGCAAGTCCGGCTCTTTGATCTGCGTCGGGTCGATGATCTTGCCGGCCCTTGCGTTTGTCTCGTAGATGTCACGGAGGTTCTTCTTGCGGACGACCCCCATCCAGGTCGCCAGTACCTGCTTGCCGGCCTCATACGGAATGTCGGTTGACTTGTGCGTTGGGTGTCGAAGTCTGAACCGCCATAGGTCCTTCTTGGCCTCCAAGATCCGCCTGTCTACGTCAAAGACTCCGAACGGATCATCCGCCGAGATAAACGTCAGAATCTTATCCAGCTTCGCCGGGCCAATCCCCTTCACCTGGTTGAGATCGTCCCACGAGGTCCATCCGTGCTCAGCCCCACGCTCTCCGCGTGCCTCTATGATCGCGTCCGCCATCTTCGTAGCGATTCCAGGCAGCTGTTCAAAGCCCATTCGGATAGCAGGAGGACGCCCTCCCCCATTCCGCCGAACCGAAGACCATGTGTGACCGGACCGTCGTACACTCGGAGGCTTGATCTCGATACCGTGCTTGATCGCATCTCTGATGAGAGTGTTCCGGCGGTCATCTCCCATGGTGCGAAGCGCAGCCATATAGAACACCTGCGGATAGTGGGTCTTGAGCCACGCGCACCAGTAGCTGAGCATTCCATATGAGCATGCATGCGCAAAGTTGAACGCATAAGAACCAGATGTGATACAACCTCCCCAGACTCGCTCGGCGATATCCCCTTCCATTGGCGGGACGTCCATTCGGTTGTGAATGCTAGCCGCACCCTGCATGAACCTCTCTTTCTGTCGGTTGAACTCCTGGTCGCCTAGCTTCTTTGATATGATTTTGCGAATGTACGCCGCCGCAGTCCAGTCGAAGTCGCCAATTTCACGAACAATGCGCAGGATCTGTTCTTGGTAAACAATCTGGTAGTAAGTACCCATGAGGATGCGGTCAAGCGCAGGGTGTAGACGCTCTGGTTCCGCCTTACCAGACTTGATCTGCGCATAAGCCTCGGCCGCTCCGTTGTGTAGAGGTCCAGGACGAGCCAGTGAGGTGACATCGCATATCTCGTTGAAGTTGTCGGGTTTGATCTGGCCGTTGACGAGTCGTACCGCCCGACCCTCGAACTGGAAGATCCCCACGACGTCATTGTCGTGGATTACTTTGATCGGTTCGGGCAGGTCGAGCGGTAGGTCGTACAGGTCCTGCAGTTTCATCCCCAGCTCTCGCAGCGCCGTCGCTACGAGCGACATAGTATTGAGGCCGAGGAAGTCCATCTTCAGGAGACCTTGACGCTCAGCGTCCCATTTATCAATAGCCACGACCTCGACCTCACGGCCGTTGATCTTTCGTTTGAGGATGGGAGCGACCGTATCGACCTTACCAAGAACCAGGCCCGCCGCGTGGACTCCAAATCCCTTGATGTTACCCTCAAGGTCAGTTGCCCGCCTGAGTTCTGGATACTTCTCAACGACTGCTCGGCTCTCGTCAAATTGCTCAATTGTGTCCTCAATAGTCGCGCTCGCTCGCAGGTCGCCAGACGACCGTTCGATGAGCTGGTTCTTGACTGTCTCTACTTCCCACTTCGGGATTTGGTGCGCCCGTGCCACGTCATCGAGGGAGTTCTTTGCTCGGTAATAAGTGAATGTCCCAATATTGTAACACGATCCGTACTTACCCAACAAGTACTCACGTAGACGCCATCGGGTCTGAGCATCAAAATCCAAATCGATGTCAGGCATGTCCTTTCGATTTTCGTCGATGAAACGTTCAAATACCAGTTGCGGGTGGCGCATAGGATCCACTTCGGTGATCCGAAGCAACCAAGCTGCGAGACTCGCAGCCGCGGACCCTCGGGCTGGGCCAACAGGGACGTCATGATCCTTCGCCCATTTGACTGCATCGCTGACAACGAGAAAATAGTTTTCATAGCCCTTCGATTCGATCAACCGCATCTCCTTGCGGAGCCGCCTGCGGTATTGTGCCCTCAGCCCCGGTCGGAGTCGATCACATCCTCGGAACCGCCAACCATCAGCAAGCCAATCCCGCCAGAGATCACGTGCCGACGAATAGGCAGGAGGAAGTGGGTACTCAAGGTCAGGGAGTTTGGGGAGCGTGACGTTACAACGCTCGGCAATTTCCGCCGCATTGTTGATTGCCGAGAGCGCAGCTCGACGCGATAGTCCAGTCGCAATAAGCCGACGAAGCAGGACCCGGTCAGTGAGGACTGGACACAAAGGTACATCATAGCCCCAGGATCTCTCCATATCCTCGAGTGTTCGCTTCTCGCCGGGCCTCACATTGTGAAGGATCTTCTGAACCTCAGCCTCGGTCGGCGCGGTGTAGTGGACGTCCATCGAAGCGACCAGCGGGATACCTGTCCGCCGACTGATCCGCTCAATCATCTGGTTGATGGCACAGGTCGCTTCTAGTTCAGGGAATGCTTGTACCTCCAAATAGTACGCACCCGGAAAGGCACGGGCAAACCGCTCCGCCACGCGAAGCCCGCGTCCATAAGAAGCATACTTTGGAGAGATGAGCTTGCCTCCGACCAAACTGGTAGCCAACAAACTTCCTTGGCACCCAGAGAGAACGACCAGCCCCTCACGCTTATCAAATAGCAACTGGCCGTCGATGGTGGGCTCATGGTAGAAGCCTTTGTCCCAGGAGTCGGTAACGAGCGAGAGCATATTCTGGTAGCCCTCGGCGTTCTCCGCCAGGACCGTCAGGTGGTTCTTCTTTTGATCTCGATGCTCTTCGTCAACCTCCCCCGTGTATAGCTCAACGCCAAAGATCGGCTTGATACCCTGGCGGTTAGCCGCACCTTCGAGCTTGATGTGCGAACTAACATTCCCGTGCTCAGTGAGGGCAATGGACCCCATATTGAGTTCAGTGGCGCGGCGAACATGCGCCTCGGGAAGTTGGAACCCGTCTCCATAGGAGAAGGTTGAATGATGGTGAAGCGAAACCCAACGCATAGGGTGTCGCGACCCGTTGGCTTGACGTCTAACCCCCACCGGCGTCCGGTGCCCTGAGCCTCCTGGCTCAAGAACCTCTCCGTGGAAGCCCAGTTGTGCACCCAGTCCCTTCTGGATCTCATGCTCGACCTTCTCGTGCTTGGGAGTTACCTTCTTCACGGCCAGTCCCACCTTCCGTTGGGGTCATCCTCGCCCATCAGCATGAGCGTGAAGACGACGGCGTTGATGAGATCGAGTGCCTCGTCAAAATCCTTCGCCTCAGGGCTGCGGCCATCTTTCCACATCGACCAAAGCCTGTCCATCTTCTTCCGCGCCTCGACCAGGTTTCCCTTCCAGCCAGCGCCTCTGAAAGCGGAGAGCCGGGTCCGATTCCGCTCACGGAAGATCGCATCAGCCTGTGTGAGGATTGCCTTGTACTTCTCATAGTCAGGGATGTCCGCTGCGACCGGATCCATATCACCGCTCACCGACTTGTGTGCCAGTCCTCCCTGCCTACGCTGCTTGCCCTCCGCAGCTTCCGCTAACTGATCCCTCGAATCGTCCCTCATCTGCCAGTCCTTTCCACGTGAGCAACCGCGCTTGGATTCTACTCCACGCCACATCGCCCGAATGAGCAAGCTGACTAGGTTGGAGCCCATCCCAAATGTACCGATTGTGATCGCCTCGGTACAAGATCGGAACGTTGTTGCCGAATAGCCGCATGGCGACGTTGAACTCCTCGGGCAAATCTTCCAGGACGGCCGCCACCCTCCAATTACCCACCAATGCCGCCAGCCGATGGTACTTCCCCTCCTCATAGATCAGCCCGTCGTATGCGATATCGTTTCGATCCAACCAGAACCTCGTGTCCGGATCGATGTTATCGTGCCGGAGGTACGGCCGCGTCGTCGTGATCCAGACCTCAGCCCCCGCTCGCCGACAGGCATTAGTCAGCCACCCGCCGTAGCCATACGAAGGCATCGTCCGCTTCTGCCCGCCCTGTCGGTACGCCAACTTGATGTCCCGCCAGACATCTTCTCCGACCCCATAGTAGTTGCAGAACCACCGACGGTATAGAACTGTTCCATCGTAAGCCGCAACAGGCGGGCTGAGCGACGGCTTCCCGAACAGGTAACCGGTCGCGAACTTCAGGAAGTGCGTGTGGAAGTCGCCGAGGGTGCCGTCGATGTCGATGGCTACGACCGGCTTGATTTCCTTACGACACTCGCTGCATAGCAGAGGACTGGACACGAGTGAACACCTCCTCGTAGACCTCGTGAACGAATACGCCACGCTGCCATCTGCCGTACCGGCCGACCCTCATGATGCCAGACCGACAGGAGCAGTCCGTCCACTGCGGCTTGATGATCCGCTTAGCGTTGTGCGGGACCGCCTTAGCCGCATGCTTGAAACTTTCGAGACCATACTCGATACTGAGGTCGCCAAACAGGTACGACGCGCGCGACCAACGCTGTCGCATGTCACCGTTGTAGATGATCGAGCTGTGCGTCGTCTTACAAGGCGCGACCGTAATGGCAACCTCCTGGCCCTCGAAGGTATGCTGACCGTCTGCCTGGCAGAGTGCGTGAGCGGGGATCGTCGAGATGACCAGCTCGTCCGATTCCTCAATCTCGGAGATACTGACCGGAGTCAGCACCGTACCGATGATGCTGTCCTCCCACCGTGCCCACAACTCGCCGTAGACCTCACGCATCGACCAGGCGGCCAACTCGTCGCCATGCTCGTATGCGCCCCATGACGTTCGCCGCTCGGGATCGCCGTACACCTTCTTGGCGTAGTTCTCCTCCGATCCACGCTTCGCGATCATCACGCGCTCGGGCCTGGCTTTGATCCCCGGGATCGGCGCATGAATGAACTGCGCGCCCGCGATGAACGACTGGACCTTGTTGCTGACGATCGCGACCTCAGCCCCGGCGTCCGCAGCGCCTTGGGCCGCCACCAGTCCGGCGGGTCCGCATCCCAGCACAGTAACCTTCATTTACGTCCCTCCCGCTCCAACTCAATTGCGATGTCTCTGGCCCATTTGCTAACGATGTACATCTTTGATTGATCGTCGGTCCGTCGCCGAATCGCCTTCAAATCTACAAGTTCTGAAGTCAACGACCAGACCTCGTAGGATGCCCCATACTCGAATTTGTCGAATGCTCCGCTGGCTAGTTTCTCTCTGACCTCGCTTGGTGAATTGCGGAGAATAGTCCGTACCTCATCGCTGTGAAGATCCTCGGCCTCCTCTGTGGCGATCTCTCCAGCTCTAATGTCAGTAATCCCTAGATGATCATCGCTAAAGAACATCCTGTAGAGATTACATGCTGCTTGAACATGATCGGATTTGACGAGGAGATTCTCTCCATCTTTAGTAGAGAACAAACGAGCTGCTATCGCTACCGCCATACGAGCCACTCTGACACGCGCTTCAGTTGATTGGAAGATCGGAGGTCGAGCAATCGAAAAGTCATGCGTCAGTTCCGGAGTCAAACTTTTTAGCGCAGCCATTGCATTCGCAGTCCAAATAACTTGGCCCTTCTTTCGCGACCAAGCCCACAACAAAATCCAACGAACGATATCCTTATCATCATCCGCCAGGTCGCTGTGGTGCTCAAATGCCTTTGAGACTTCCTCGTCAGGAGCCGTATCGATGAAGAGAGGGATGTCTACGCGAGCCAAATCCTCGCGCTGACCCATCTGATCTTTGAGCGCCTCAATCCCGTATCTGTAGCTATCCTGCCGAGGATTCGCCAACCAAATGATCCGAACTCTAGATGGATACGTACCTGATCTGATCTTTCGGACATCAGCGACGCCACGAGAGCGAACGTCAGATAGTTGTCCGATATCTTCTTTCCTCAGGCCCTGCGCCTCGTCGATAATAAGCAGTCGTCGATTCGACAGAGGAAGAATCCCCATAGAGATAGCCCAGGCTTCTTGACTAATACCGCCGTGTTTCTCGACTCCGGCCAAAAGACCGGCGACAGTTGTGTTCTCCCCGGAGCAAAGGAACCCATTGTCATACAAGTTCTTGAGTTCCCGAGCGGTTGAGCTTTTGCCGGATCGAGTCTCGCCTACAGCTAGCGTTTCCATCCACCCGCGCTCCGGACCGGCAATTCCATCGGCGAAATCAAACTTCAGAACGGAATGGTAGACGAGATCAATCGCTATATGAAGCTTTCGCTGTCCGAAGATTCTAGTGATACCTTGCTCAAACTGCGAAGCTATTTGGTCAATCTTTTCCTCTGGCGACGATCCACTAAAGCTATTGACCCACTCGCGAGCCAATCCTATACTCTCAGGAGTTGGAGTAAACTCATCCAAATCCTGATTTGCCGACTCCCATTTGTGGACGATAAAGACCGCTTGCTGACCCTTGGGATTCGGCTGTAGAACTCCCGACCAATTGTACATATAATTGGCGTCAGGAGAAGGGCCATCTTGCTTGATGAGAATTGTGTAGGCTTCTTCGTGAAGATTGGAGCCGTTCCGAACTTCGGCAGGCCAAGCTGTTCCGGTTTTTGTCTTCAACGTCACTTCTGGGCAAGCCGGAGGAATCTTCATCAAACGCTTGTAACGTTTGTCGCGCTCCTCAGACCGACTCGTATTTAGAAGATCAAGCAAAAGGTCATAGTCGTACTGAACATCAAACTTCAAATCGCCGTTTGCTCCAGAGCACGGACAAACAGAGCATCGCTTGGGGTCCCAATCTACGGCGCATAAAGCGTTGATCGAGTCAGGCAAAAGTCTCTGACGCTCTGTGATGGCAGAGAGTGTCGCCGGGAATCTGACGGCCTTTCCGACAACGTCTCCCTTTCGCAAATCTTCATATGTGATATCGTGATAACGACGCTTGCGCTTGAGTGCCTTTGGCTGCTTGCTGTGCTGCTTGACAAGCGAACGAACAGAACCAACTTCAAGCAGGTAGTCAGTTAGATCCTTGCCGTTCTTATTCTCCAGCGGGAACGGTAGCTCGATGACCCGAATCTTCTTGGCCGCCTTCTCAAGATGCTTAGCGACGCCTCTGGCTCCTACCTCACCGTCGCGGTCGCGGTCGAAGCAGACGTAGACCGTCTTGCCTCGGAACCAAGATGTCCATTCGTGGCGCCAGCGACCAAGTTGCTTGGCTCCAGCCGTCGCCGTTACAGCCGCCACCTCTTGCTGGTTCGCGAGAAGGGCATCGAACTCGCCCTCGCAGATCCAGACGACCTTTGGGTCTCGAAGAAGAACCTCCATCGGATAGAGGCGCGGCGGCGTACCATGACCACTCCAATGGATGATCTTCGGTTCAAGAACGGGACTGTAACAGCGAATGTTCTTGAGAACGCCGGTGTCATCGTATACTGGTATAGTATATCTTTTTCCATCCCACCCCAGTCTGTACCTTTGAATTGTATCAAGCGAAAGCCCGCGCTTGACCTCTAGAAATTCGAGCAGATCCTCGCGGCCGAGGAGAGCCTGCTGCCACCCGTCGAGGCGGGCTGAGTCCGGAAGCGGCCACTTCCGCTTCTGCTTACCACTCCATCCTCCCGCGCCCTCGGGTGGGTCATACCACTCATCGCGTCGGTCGAGCAACTTCTGAAGCGAACCGCCATCGTGACACGCGTTACAGTACCACTCTCCCGTCTTGAAATTGACCGCCGCGCTACGGTGCTTGTCGCCATGGATAGGGCAATGCATGTCGAGGTCGCCGCCCGCACGCATGTCGCCGCCCGCCAGATAAGGCGTAAGCAGTTGCTGAGCTTTCGCTCTTGTACTCATACCGGAATAGGAGCCCAGCCCGCGGGCTTGCCACGGTCCATCGCGGGCTGGGCACGCCTTGACTAGAAGGGCTTATCCTCTTCTGCGTCATCCTTGCGCAGGCGAGAGACGAGCAGCTTCTTGCTGCCCTTGACCGAGAGGGAGCGCTGCTCCAGCTCCTCCTTCAGGTCATCGACGTCCCACTCATCGTAGTCGTCGCTGTCCTCCTCGTCCTCCTCCTCATCTTCGGGGACCTCGATCTCCAACGCGTCGGCGACCTTCTGGCGAATGTCCTCCACATCCGCCTTCTTGGAGACCTTGATGTCCAGCTCCTCCTCGGTGATAAGGTCCTTCAGCTCCGCCTTGGTCAGCTCGGCGATGTCCTCCCAGGCGTACTCCTCCTCCTCACCTTCCTCCTCGGTGTCGTCGGACTCCTCCTCCTCCTCATCCTCCTCGTCGGCCTCTTCCAGGCGGGCGATGAGCTGGGGCTTCTTGCCCTTGGTGGAGAGGCCGCGCTCCTTCAACTCGGCCTTCAGCTCGGCGAGGTCCATCTCGCTGTAGTCGCCCTCCTCCTCGTCCAAGTCCTCGACGTCAGTGTCGCCGTTGGTCGAGACAGTGTCGGCCGCGAACATCCGGCGGACTCTGGCCGACTCGTCGAACCCACGGGCGTCATCGGCCGGCCTGACGAACGTCTTGACGCCGATGACCGTGCCGACGAGCTTCGAGGTGTCGAGCGTGCCCGACTCCTTCTTGCCGTTCGAGATCACCTGGGTGGCCTCCAAGAACTCGCGGAGCTTCCACTTCGCGCTCTCGGACTCCAGGTTGATGTACTCGTACAGCTTGGCCCCCTTGTGCGTCTTGTCGCCGACGACCTCCAGGACCAGCTCGATGCGCTCGTCCTTGCCTTCCGGCTTCGTGACGTCAGCCGACTCGACCTTGGCGTTGTACACGCCCGCCGGCAGCAGAGTCCTGGCTCCCTCGACTCCGCGCACGTCATACTTGACTCGTGCCATGTAGACTACGACCTCCTAGTTGATTTGCGTCGCTTCTTGCGAACGACGCGCCCATTGTCCCGGGCAGCCTCGATGGCCGCCTCGAACTTCTCCATCGTTGGGTCGACCAGTCTGCCCTTTGGGAAGGCGTCAAACTGGTCTTTTGCTTCAAAACGCTCGGTGCCCCAAGTCCGCAGCACGCGACGCGGTTCCTTGCCGTCTTGGTGTACCACCTCCAGATAGCCGACGACATTCATGTAGCCCTGGATCTTCGTCGACATGTTCTTGCCCTGGATCCAGGGTTGAAGCTTCAACTCCTCCGTTATGGGGTTCTCCAGCTCTTGCGGGTGAGCGGTAATCCCGAAGTTGAATCCCGGGATTCCAACCATATGTCGCACCCACTGCTGAAGGCGCCACATATTGATCCCGTACTCACCCTTGTCCAGAGAGTACTGCGCCCGATGAGGCTTCTGGGCGATAACGCCATCCCAGATATCGTCCAGTCCAGCGTCCTGAAAGAGGCTGATAGAATCAAGCCAGATCCAGTCATAATACTTGGCCCCATCGTGCCGGGCGAACTCCTGGACATTGTTCATCTCGCCCCAATCGTACACGACCCACTCCTCGGCCCCGGTGATACGGATCGAGTCCATATGGTCGGTCGGCGGGTGGACGATCAGCGTCCGTTTGTTCTGCCCCATCATCCGGGTCTTACCAGCACCCGGCGGTCCGTACAGCAGGAAATTGATCTTGCTGCTTCTACCTACAGGTTGAATTGCTTCCGGCTTAGCCATCCCTCCTCATTTCTTGAAGATCAAAAAGACAAACAGTAGGGTCAGTACCAATAGCGTCGCAAGAACGCCAAGCAAGATGTACAGTAGCTGGGTGAATCCGAATGCGTCAAGGTTCAAGATTATTGTTTCTCGGCGGTTTCTATTTCATGCTGCGAGTATGGGTCGTACCTCTCCGTGGTCGCGTCGACATACATCTGCCAGTCAGAGCCCGTCTCATGAAGCTCACAAGCATCAATCCAAGGACACTGTGGGCACTTGAAGAGCGAGTCAGGCATCTTCTTGGCCGGTAGAGTACCCGCGCGTACCATCTCCATTTCGCGGAAATCATTCATCGCGCGGCGAATGACTCGATCGCGGTCGGCCGTCGTTCTGTACGTTGGCTCACGATGGAAAATTTCCGCCTGCTGACGCTTCGACACTGACCCGTCCTTGTTGAGCGCCTGGCCTAGCTCGTTGTGGGGCCGATCGTCGCGCCGCGCCCGTCGGATGAAGTTGACGAGCAGACCGGAGAGGTCTTGAAAGTCCTTACCGTGGAGCAAACCCTGACTCTTGATCCACTCGGTTCCGAATGCCCAATAGGAACCGAACTGCTCGTTCAGCCCGAGGGCGCGCAGATTGATGGCGATGGTCGTCTTGTGGTCCCAAATCCAGATCTGGTCCTTTGACCTTTTGCGCATGATGAGATCGAGGATGCCTGTATACGTGAACATATAAGCGCCCGTCCGCGGATTGCGCACGGGCACTTGGAAGGGCTGCTCCGTCCCGAGAACCTCCCAGTCCCGGTCGTCGCCATATTCCTCGATGTACATCTCGCATAGATCGATGCCGAGCTGCTTAGCGTCGATCCACTTCTCGTCACCTTCAGGGCTGCCATCATCGCCCAGAATGGCGAACTCCCCGGCATACTGAACCTCGGCCTCGTATGCGCGCTCGAACGCGGGCACGAGAACCTTGGGCTTTCGCTTCTTGCCTATGACGTAATACTCGGCAAGAGCAAGGTGCATCAGACTTCCGAACCTTAGAGCAGGTCTGTCCCGCTTTTGACGTAGTTGTTGGTTGAATGAGAGATCCCACGCCCAACGACACCTATTGAACGCAGAACGCTCCGACGTGCGGACAAGTCGCTTCTTGGGAGCAGCCACTTTATCCACTCTCCTAGTCCACTCTCCTCTGGGGTATAATCCCAGCCCCTCCGAAAGCCAGCGGAGTGGACGGACGCCAGCCTTGGAGGGGCTGGGCAATGACGCCCTCGCGAGGGGCGCTCCGGCTAGTATAGCCGACTGCGATATGGAAAGTAAATAGCCGATTTCCGGGGATTTTCTACCTTCCGGATCTACTGGCCCTTTTGAAGAATGCCCGGAGATCGATGGCAGGAGGCTACCTCCGCTCAATCTCCATATGCCCCGCGCGCTTGCCACTGGCGATCGCCCTGATCCGGGTCGACTGGCGCTTGAAGAAGTTGGCGCGCTTGATCTCCACCCAGGCCCTGGGGCCAGTGCCGTCGTCGACAACGATGAACTCCGCCTGGTCCCCGGGCCGCAGGTCGATGGTCACCTCCGTCATCCACTCGCCGCCGCCGGGCTGCTCAATCCACAGTGCTGATACGGTCTCGATCTTCATCCACTCTTTCCTCTCGTCAGACCTTCTCGGGCTCCTTGACCGGCTCCGGCTCCGGCTCACGCTCAGGGCTGCGCGCAGGCTCCACCGGCTCCTCGCGCGGGACCGGCGGGTTGATCGGGTCGGACTTGATCCGCCGCTTCTCCTTGCCGATATCCATTATCCTGCCTCCTTCTCTACCATCGTGTATGGGTTAGTTACTAGCACTTCCACTCCGTACCGCTTGCTGAGCGACTCGGCCCTCCTCCACGCGAGGCGCGGGACATAGATCAGAATCGGATATGCGAACTGGCTTCTGTAGCCGTCGCTCGCCTCGATGATCTCTCCCCAGATCGCCACCTTGCCGAACGCGCCGAGGTTATGGTAACCGTTCGCCTGGAGCTTCTTCAGGGTCTTGGTGGAGTAGAGTCCGCATGTACACCGCGGCCAAGGGACTTGCTTGTGACTCCGACCCGATGCGCACTCGGCCTCGAACGGCTGACCGGGCGTCCAGATATCCCCGCCGTTGATGGACTTGAGAACTCCCTTGTCCACCGTCCAGCCCCGCCAGCCGAAGAATTCCTCAGGGTAGACGGGGACGTCATCTTCCAGGGCCTCGTCCATATCAGCCATTGGGGAAGTCCGGGTGGAGTCTCCACTTCTTCTTCACCGTCTCGACCTCCATCATCGCAGCGACCTGCTTGATTAGTCGCTTGGTGTATCCCGCATCGTTCGCCGCTCGGAGCAGCTTCTTGATCGACATGGGGCCCTCGCCGAGCTGAGCGTGGAGCCATTCGGCGGCGGCCTCCATCTTCTCGTCGGTCAGACCGGCGGGCTGGGCCTTGAAGACCACATGCGGCTTATGGTTGGTGACCCC